AATCTGGTGTAGTTAATTGGCAAGGGGCTATTAGTGAAGAATTTCCACCGTTGGTGGTGGATTTCTTAAAAAATAATGAAGTGCGGTCAAATTTACTTACAAAAAAATCGTTAATGAATTTTGTGGGCAGTATTAAACATTGTCAGTTGAGTGATGGTGAATACTGTCATAAAGAACTAACAATTACTCCGCACTTAGACGGTTTTATCAGAACTTGTTGGCACCACGATACAGAAATGCGCAAGGGAAACTATGATGCAGAAAAAGCAACGTTGGTGGTGGAGCAAAATATAGAGCAAGCAATCATTGCAAAAATCCAAGTAGATTTAAAACATGCTCGCCCTTTAACAGAATCAGATTTAGTGCTGTATTGTTTTAAGAATGGACTTCAACGTTTATTGAGTGATGCGTTATTAAGAAAGGTCTTTAGTGTTAAAAATTACGAACGAGACAATAAAGAAAGTTCCACTCGTTTTGAAGATCCTCTTATTTATCACATGGACCGTTTAGATAAAGCCATTTTAAATTTAAAAGCAGATGATGATCCGCCACTTCAATATATGGCAAGACCAAAGCCACAATATATCCGTTCTGAAAAATGGTTACGTTGGGTAAAAACTCAGCCTTGTGTATGTTGTGGTAAACAAGCAGATGATCCACATCATTTAATTGGTCATGGTAATGGTGTGATGGGAAGTAAAGCTGATGATTTGGATTGTATTCCGCTTTGCCGAATTCATCACAATGAATTACATCAAAACGTAAAAGCATTTGAAGAAAAGTATGGTTCACAAATAGAGCTTTGGCATAAGTTCTTTTTATACTCCATCAAGATTGGTGCATTAGTGATTAATTAATGGTTTAACAATCAAAAGTGCGGTCTTTTTAAAGTGAGATTTCTATGACAACGATAACACTTGAACTACCATTCCCACCTTCGGTTAATACTTACTGGCGCAGAGTAAATGGGAAAACATTAATTAGCGCGAAAGGACGTGCTTATGCTGCACAGGTTGCGTGGATGACTAGACGCTCAGCAAGATTTCCAGCGGGTATTCGTGCTGCAGTGGTGGTGGAAGCATTTATGCCGGATAGAAGAATGCGTGATTTGGATAATCTTTTTAAATCATTATTAGACGCGTTAGTGAAAGCGGGCGTGTTGGTGGACGATAGTGTTATTGATGATTTGCGAATTGTACGCAAATGTGTAGTCAAGGGTGGAAAGGTTTTAGTGTCGATTAAGGAGATAGTATGTTAGATATTGATGTAATTGTTGTTGAGTTCGGTTATTGGGCAACACCAAGACATGAAACAGAATTTCCACGTGTTGCCGCTGGATTTGCAGAAATGAAATGTGAAGCACGTTATGCTCATAAATATCGCATTAATTCTATCTCTGATGACCTTGGTTTAAAAATTGATGGCTACCTTGGTATTATACGCAAACTAACACCTGAGCTTTATGATGTGTTTGTGTTGACCTATATTAAGCGCTGGGAAAAACAAGAAATATTGACTTATCTACGGATTTCAAAAGCGGAATATTTCAACCGGCTAAAAACCGTAAAAACATCTTTATTGTTAATGATTGTGAGTGGTGGAAGTGAGTGTATTTGGGTTGTTTAAAATATTTAAATTATTTTTAATAAAACCGCTTGACAGTCTAGACTAAATGTGTATCATATAAGCTATAGTGCGTTTTTTGCACGTTACAAACGCAGAATTGATTTTTAAACCCCTGATGGTTATCCATCGGGGGTTTTTTATTGCCAAAAATATGGTGGGTATAAATGCAAATTCTCAAAGACATGCCTGTAGAGTCTCAGGCTTATGGTTGGCTAACTGCTTTATTCGGAGCTTTGACTCTGTCTGAATGGTCTATTTTAATTGGTGTTCTTGTCACTATATGCGGTTATATACGTGAATCTCGTTATAAAAAACGAATGTTAGAACTCGAAGAAATTCGAGCGGGCGTTCGTGACAAAAACGGTGAAATGATACAGGGTGATAAAGATGTCAAAACTCAAAAAAGCTAGCGCTTTTGGTGTTTGTTTAGTTAGTGTAATTGTTGGATTGGTATATGACTCTGAAGATCGTTCATCTGGAATTATAATTTCCGAGAATGGTGCACGCGAAACTGGTGATGAAGAAGGTTGTAGAACTAATCCGTATCAATGTGCAGCAAAAGAGTGGACATTTGGTATCGGAGCGGCTACTACTGGTGGAGCTAATGTGATTATTGGTAAAACTTATACCAATGAAGAAATCGCAGATCAGTATGCAAAAGATTTGCGCAAGGTTAGTAAGTGCATTATTGATTACTATCCATACAATGAAATGAATCAAAATCAAATAGATGCTTTGGGTTCATTAATTTTTAACATTGGGTGTCAAGGTTCTCGGTTCTACCTAGATAGAGAGAGTGGTCGTTTTAAAAAGACTCAGCTTTATAAAGCTGCAATTGATAAAGATTTTATTCGCATGTGTAATACTTTCCCTAATTATTCCAGGGTGAATGGTAAAGTGCATAAATCTATATTAAAGCGAAGATTAAGGGAACGTGATTTATGTTTATCTCCAGTCAATAAAGTATAGTTGTTATGTGCATGGTTAGCCGGTGCGGTTATGGGAGCTATTAAATCAGATGGCGAAAGCGTAAACAAAAGAGCCTAAACCGCACCGCTATTTATTATGGGGGTTAACATGATTGGTATCGGGCAATATATCAGTAACGGATTCACAAAGGTTTTATTGGTGTGCTCCGTTGTTTCTGCGTTTGTAATTCTTGCATTGTGTGGATGGATTAATCATCAGTCAGCAACTATTGATGGGTTGAATGGAAAGATAAAAACACACCAAGAAACAATTGCTGCACAAAGTCAAACGATCACTCGATTAGAAGAAGATGCTGAGCGAAATAGACAGCTCACATTTGAGCTAAGTCAGGTGGAGTCAGATGCAAGGAGTAAATCAGATGCAGTTATCAAATCTATACCGAAACAAGTTAAAACTAGCAGTGCTTTTAATACTAGTGCTCCTAGCAATGTTATTGAGTTCTTGCGCCAGTAAACCTGTTGTAATGAGTTGTTCTCAAGTACCTGCAGCGTTGACCGCTCATTTAGATAAGACGGCATTTGCTGGTGATACTTATGGTGATGTGACAAAGTACGCGGTAATCCTAAAACGTGAACGTGACATGTGTTTAAACCGAATTGATAAAATTCGGGAGTGGCAAACAGAGAAGTTAAGTAAATAAAAGGTGAGTGACAATACTCGCCTTTTTTTCTTTTGGTGGGAACTATGCCAGCAAGAATACCTAAAGCATGCAGAAAGCAAGGCTGTAAGAATACAACAATCAACAGCAATGGTTATTGTGATGAACATCAAGGTTGTGGTTGGCAAAGACATCAGAAAGGAAAGACATCGTCTCAGCGTGGTTATGGAGCTCAATGGCGAAAAATAAGAGCTGTCGTGTTAGTTCGTGATAACTACTTGTGCCAAGAATGTTTAAAGCAAGGTCTGTTTGTAACAGCTACAACTGTTGACCACATAATCCCTAAGGCTCACGGTGGTAGTGATGACTTAACTAATCTACAAAGTTTATGTAATTCATGCCATAAATTCAAAACAGCGCGAGAACGCTTGAAATAGTGTTTAAAGTGCGGTTGTTTTTGTAAGGGTAGGGGGTGGTAAAATCTCTATAGGTTTTGCCTATCGAAACCGCCACCCTAACTCTATTTTTACAACCGCGAAATTAAAAATTTAGGGTAAACGCCAAATGACAGGAATAGCAACAACGCCGGGGCGAGGAAGAAAGCCCACTCCGACGAAAGTGAAAGAGCGTCGCGGCAACCCCGGTAAAAGAAAATTAAATAAAGACGAGCCTGAGTTCAGTCCGTTTAACGAAAACACCCCACCGCCATCTCAGCTTAATACTGATGGTAAAAAAATGTGGGCCTTTATTCTAAAAGAATTACTATCCCAAGGAGTTCTACTCCAAACCGATCTTGAAGTAGTGACAAACTATTGCATTGCATATCAGAATCGTAATCGTGCTTGTAAAGATGTTGAAAAATACGGCACGTTTGTTGAGAACGGGAATGGTGGATTATCGAAAAATCCTGCTTTTACTGTTTTGAATGAAGCGTTGAAACAGATGACTACATTCGGAGCGTTGCTCGGACTTGACCCAAGCAGTCGACAACGATTGATAGGTAAGGTAGATGAGCAAAATCACAATCCATTCGCGGAGTTAATGCAATGACAGATAATGTAAAAAAGGCAATTAAATATGCCAAAGATGTTATTGCTGGCAAGATTCCAGCTTGCCGATTTATTGTAAAAACCTGTCAGCAATTCATTGATGATTTAGAAAAGCAAAGTGCGGTTAAATTTCCTTATTATTTTGATGAAGTTAAGGCCGAAAAAGCGTGCAAATTCATTCAATATCTGCCACACACAAAAGGCGAGTGGGCATCAAAACGACAAAATATCACGCTTGAACCGTGGCAACTCTTCATTATGGCAAATACTTTTGGGTGGTTGCGTAAAAGCGACAATCTGCGTCGTTACCGTGAAGTTTATGTTGAAGTACCCCGCAAAAACGGTAAATCAGCTATTTCTGCTGGTGTCGGCTTGTATATGTTCTGCATGGATAATGAGTTTGGCGCTGAAGTTTATTCAGGCGCGACCACAGAAAAACAAGCATGGGAAGTTTTCCGTCCTGCTCGATTGATGTGTAAGAAAACCGATCTTCTTTGCTCGACTTTTGGTATTGAAGTTAATGCCTCTAACTTAAACCGTCCTGCTGATGGTTCTCGTTTTGAACCGCTTATCGGTTCACCTGGTGATGGTGCATCGCCTAGTTGTGCGATAGTGGACGAATACCATGAGCATAAGAATGATGAGCTATATACCACAATGTTGACTGGTATGGGTGCGCGTAAACAACCGCTTATGTTTATCATTACGACTGCAGGTTATAACATCGAAGGTCCTTGTTACGACAAACGCAGAGAAGTAATTGAAAAATTATCCGGTGCAATTCCTAATGATGAGCTATTTGGGATCATCTATACAATTGATGAAGATGATGATTGGACAGATGAAAGCGTATTACGTAAAGCGAATCCAAACTTTGATGTGTCAGTGTATGGCGATTACCTAATTAGTCAGCAAAACAAGGCAATTAATAATGCACGCCTTACTAATACCTTCAAAACTAAACACTTAAATGTATGGGTGTCAGCTAAAGAAAGCTATTTCAACATGGTGAGCTGGGAAAACTGCAAGGATGAAACATTATCACTTGAAGATTTCCAAGATGATGATGTTGTGCTTGGCCTTGATATGGCGCGTAAGCTTGATATGAACTCGCTTGTTAAAGTGTTTGCTCGGGTTATTGATGGTAAGCGGCATTATTATTGTATTGCTCCAGAATTCTTCGTTCCGGAAGATACTATCTATAACACTGATACCGCTTTAAAA